TGCCTGATCGTTCAGCTTGATCAGCAGGGTTACGTCCTTTGCCACGGCTGCTCAGCAATAAGTCAATACTACCGCCGCCTTTGCTTTGCGCGCTGCATCGCTTGCTCTTCCATGTCCGACTTCAGTTCGTAGTACGCAGCAAAATGGACAAGCTCCGCATCAGTCAGTTCCGTGCGAAGCCTGCTGACTGTCATGCCTAATTCGCAGGCCAAGTGGAACTCAAAGAACGTCCACTTGTCCTGCTTCAGTCGTTTTTTGCGTCTTCAAGATCAGCGTCATCCCCAAGCCCGAACAAGAACAGCTCGATCTCATTCAGTACAGACTCAGGCAGCTGGCGCTGCAGCTTGGTTGCATCCGCAGCAGCAAAAGCCTTAGTGCCATCCTCAAGCTCTGCAATCTGACAAAGCATATTGGTGCTGATGTCCAAAGCCTCATCAGTGCCGGCCAGCTGTTGTGCTCTCTTGCGGTCGGCGCGGGTGATTGGCTTGAAATACAGGTCAATGACCTTTTTGCCGTCTGCGTTCTTCAGCTCAAACTTGCGACGCTGGTTGAGGTCAAACGCCCCAACCAGCAAGTCAACTGTGCGATTTCCAGCAGGCATTTAAGCGACACATTTGTCGCCTAAACTATAGCCTCATCACTCAAGGTTGGAAGTGATAGTGCCGGAGGTGATGAAATTGCAGGTCGCCACAACAAGTTCACCAACAGTTGAAGTGATTTCCATGTCAGTGATGATGCCCGCAAAAGATACTGAATCGGTGCCATTTGTATTGCCTGTTGTGAAAAGCTCGAAGGTGGCATCTACCGCATCTGCTGTCTTGATTACGTCTTCGATGATCTCAGGCTGGTTGGTTGCGTCAGGGTCGTAGACAATCTCAACCGTTCCAGAGCCAGAGATAAGGCCACCGACAAAATTCCTGAACGTGTCGCCATGATCGGTGACGTCCAGCGTTTCCTTGGTGATGCTCAGGCTCCAGCTGCGTGTGCCGACGACAGTGGCAAGAGTGCCGCCGCCAGTCTCAAACTCAACTGAGCCTTGTTCTCCACGGATGATGGCCATGGTCAGAGTTCCTCGATAAATTCAAAGGCCACACGGACCTGGGTTTGAAAGTAACCCTCGGGACTTGGTGAACCCAAGGCCTCTGGGCCATTTGCAGCGTCGAAGAAAACCCCCGACACGATGATTCGATTATACAAATCTCGTATGCGTTTACCAATGACAAGGTTGGCCCCAGGGCCAACGCCTTTGGGCGTGAAAATGTTGATCAATGTGAGGCCAGCAATCCGGTTGTAGCCACTGGTTGTCAGGCCGTGGCCCAGATATTCATTGGCCCCAAAAGCCGTCAAGCATTGCACCCAAGAGCTGTTAGGCGTTGGCTCGTAAGGCATGTTGTTGAACACCACAGGCAAAGCGGGGCTGCCTGCAAGTTCGGTGGCAAGCCTGCCCTCAATTGTTGCGCGGATTGCGTTGAGGTCAGCAGCGGCCATTAGCCAAGCCTCCGGACGGCCCTACTGACAATCTTAGGCATGTCTTTGTCGGCGACTTCCTCAAGGATTGATTCGTGGTAGTTCTTCTGAGTTCCCTGTCGTGTCCTGTATTGCCCGCCCCAAGATGGCGGCAGGTTTTCGCCCGTGATCACCGGCTCTGCGTACACCGTGTTGTTGAATACGCGACCCTGCCTTGAGTTGTCCATAGTCATCTGCCAGTTGCCAATCAACACGCCCGTATCAACAGGTGTGCCCAAGCCGCCTCGTGATGCTGCCTCATACAACTTCAGCTTTGAATGCAGGTCGATCGTGGCCTCTGTGACAACAGCCTCGGCCACCTCTTCTACAAAGTCGCCAAAGTCAATCTTCACGATTACGCCCTCAGGATCAGCTCATGAATGATCGCAGTGCCGTCCTGTTCCGTTGTTTCCACACGGATGATCTGATGAACAACGCTGCTGATAACGACGCGATCCTTAGTCTCAGGCGCGGTGGCAAGGTCATCAGCGGCAACCGTTAGACGCTTGTCCCCAGCCTGTACCAGCTCGTTCACCTCGCGCAGGTTCACATCCTCAAGGATGCCCGGCACCGTGGTGTCAGTTTCGGTTTCAGCGATCGTGCCGTCTGAGGTGTCATATGCACCGGCAGCAACGATCCGCACGGTCACATCACCGCCGAACTGCTTCAGCACATTGCTTGCAACCCTTGCCAGCGAATCAGCAAGTGCCATCAGAGGCGATAGGCAAGGCAAGCACCGCTGGTCAGCGTGATGCTTGTAATGATTCCGCAGATGTAGGTGTCAGCTACAAAGGTCTCACCAGCAAGGGTGTTGCCGGTTGCGTTCTGCACAGTGATCGCATCAATCACCGTGTCTTCCTTGAAATAAATCTT